TCAATACAGATACACTTCAGATGTTTACTCCGTATATAGTAAACCGTTGGTATTCCTTTTCTGGTAAAGAAGAGACTATCATTGCTAATGAAACATTTAATAAATACAGCAGCTTATTTGATGATAAGCATGAGATGTATAAGTTTTATTATCACCTAATACCATCTTCGAGATTCAAACGTATCTCGTATGTGAAGAAGAAAAAAGAAGAAGCTGTAAAGGAAGATAAAGATATTGAAATTATAGCGAAGAATAGGATGATATCACAACGTGAATTGAAAATGTATATGGCTTTTCTACCTAAGTCAGATAACTAAGGTATATGGCACACATTGACCAGCTAGCTCCACTACGAAGCAATATTGATCTATCCAGTCACTCTGAAGGTGACTTTGGTATAGAAGATTACGCACTAAGTTTTATATTTGATGATATTATTCTTGTAGAGTACATCGATATGAACAGCACTAAAGAGGGTATCACAAGAGGTGGAATTGTAATACCTTCAAACGCACTTAAACAAGCATGGCGTAAAGCAAAAGTTATTCTAGTTGGCCCACAAGCGAAATATACTAAAGTTGGAGATATTGTTATATTTCCAAACAATCTAGGTGTCACAGTTTCAAATATGGACATTGTCGATGTTGGTAGAGTTGATAAGGGTGTGTTCTTAAATGAAAGCCGTATTTTCGGCATATGTAAACCAAAGGATGATTGTCACAAGACCAACGCTTGAGCAATTACTGCTCAATAATGTATTAGATTTGAGATTCGTTCGTCGAATCCAAGTACCAGGTAGACCAGCGACAAGACGAATGCTGTGTACTAAATCGTATGATCTGCTGAATACAACAAACGGTAAAATAGTACTTAACTATACCCCACCTAAACGCGGCAAACAAATTAACGAAGCAAAGGATAATGCGTGTGTAGTGTGGGATATAATAATGCAAAATTATAGAGTTGTATCTGCAGAGGGTGTTAATATTATTAAGCAAATACCTGCAAATGAGGAGTTTTGGAATTTCTTTAACAAAGAGATTTACACAATGAATCAAGCACAAAAATTAGAATACATGGACTCATGAAGCGTATAGAAGATTATAGTAACACACTAAGAATGTATTTGCAGAACACTGTTACTGTAAAATGTAATAATAAGGTTCTTAAAACAGGTAAATTAAAACTGTTTAATATTAAGCAATATTTTATCAAATTATACATTGAGACAAGCAAAGGTGAAATTAAAATTATAGAGTTGCCATACCCGTACGATGTATACTCTGTAAAAAATAAGTGTGTATTAAATTACAAGCTCAATACGCTTGCTAATAACTCACTCTATATGATGTCGAGATTAAAGAATATTAGTTCATCTAACGCATTAAAAATTTACGATCAGACGGTAGATATTATAAGCCTGAACTAAGGAACTAACATATAATCATTATATGTTCTCAGGCTTAATCAGTAAATTTCCAGATAAATATACACCAAGTTCGCAACAACATAACCTAATTAAAAACATCGAGAAAGCATTCGATGATGGTTATAAGTTTGTTGTGTGTAGTGCTCCAACAGGTTCAGGTAAGTCATTTATATCAAAGACACTAGGTAATGCTACAAAAGAGGCATCTGAATCATATACAGATCTTGTAACATCTTATCAAATCTACAAGCGTACTCATACAGGTGGATACGCTCATGCTAGTGATATTGAAGAAGAAGAGCCTTATGGAACTGTTGCGTTAACAATTACCAAGGCTCTACAAGATCAGTATAAGGAATTGTTTGATGATGTCGCTGTACTTAAGGGTAAATCCAACTACAAGTGTTCATACGATGAAAACTTTACTGTAGAATATGCTCCGTGCATGTATCTAAAGAAATTGAGAGATGATTGCTGGTCAAAGGATAGCTGCCCTTATTACAAAGCTCGCAACACTGCGATTGTATCTAAGTTTGCTACATATAACTATAATATGTTCTTCTCTTTGCCAGATGAGTTTAAGCGTCGTCAGGTAATGGTGTGTGATGAAGCTTCTGAATTAGAAGATCAGCTTGTTAAAGAATATACATGCACAGTTAATTTTAGTTTCCTTAAGAAGCTAGAACTTCCGATTTTTGCATTTCCTAATAGTGATTACGGTAAAGCTGGTAAGTGGGTGCATACTCTATACTCAAATGTTGTAGATAAAGTTGACGAAATTACAGAATTAATTAAAGCTAAAGAAGGTAAGACAGTAGAGAAGACTCTTAATGCTCGTAAAGATGATCTTATTATGCTAAATGGTCTACGTAGCAAGTTAAAGACTCTAATTGAAACGTGGAATCAAAGTGAGTATCTTTTTGAAAGAGATGCAAAAGCAATCACATTCATTCCTCTTAAAGTTGATAAGTTAGCTGCTAATTTATTTGATCATGCAGATAAAGTAATTCTTATGTCTGCAACAATTATTGACCCTCAGAATTTCTGTAAGGGTTTAGGTATTACTAAATTTAAATATATTGAAGCTGAGTCGACATTCGATGCATCAAAAGCACCTATCTATGCAAATACAAAGGTGAAGCTTAACTATGCAAATCTACAATCTAACTTACCTAAGATCGTAGATCAAATTAAAGCTATATGTCAATCTCATAAGGATGAGAAGGGTATTATTCACACGCAGACTAACACGATTACGAAGTATGTTCAAGATAATATTCCACACGATACAAGATTCTTATTTCGTGAACCAGGTGTAAAGAACGAAGATTTGTTAGATACACACTATAATACATCTGATCCAACTGTACTTGTATCACCTTCTATGTCACACGGGGTAGATCTTAAAGGTGATCTTGCAAGGTTTCAAATTATTATCAAGGCTCCTTATCTACCAACAAAGGATATTAGAGTAGAAAGAATGATGAAATTGGATCAGAGTTGGTACATGAATAAAATGCTTAGCTCACTTATTCAATCTTGCGGTCGTGGTATCCGATCTCAGAAAGATCATTGTGTTACATATATTCTTGATGGGTCTATTATTGAGCAAATTATTAGGAATAAAGCAAAGATTCCAAAATATTTCATCGATAGATTTATGTAATAAATATATCATGTGAAGAATAGAGGATTCTACTGGGAAATAAAAGACATATTAACTCAATTTGTCGCTGCATTTGATGATACTGTAATATCGCGTTACGATAAAAATAGATATGCAAAAGAAACTATTGAGGTACGATATGTTTTTGGTCCTAAGCAGAGAGTGATGTATGACATAATTAACAAAGCTCAAAACTTAACGCTGCCAGCGATTGCGGTTAATATAACAGGCATTACGCGTGATGAATCTAGAGTCTTTAATAAGCTTGAACCATCTTATCTACCAGGTGTAGCATCACAATATGGACCAAGAGTAGCAAAAGTTCCTGCACCTGTACCAATAAACATAGAGGTTAGTATGTCAATACTGTCAAGGTATATGACAGATATGGATCAAATTCTATCTAATTTTGTACCATATAATAACCCCTATGTTATATTGTCGTGGTTACTACCTGAAGAGTTTGGAGTAGCATATAATACAGAGATAAGATCTGAGGTTCTGTGGAGTGGCTCTGTGAGCTTAACAGAACCTACAGATCTAACATACTCTGACAAATTTAGAATAGTTGGTGACACCTCCTTCACTATTAAAACATGGTTATTCAAGGAAGCTAAGGATCCGATGAATATAATTTATAAGGTCGATGCTAACTTTTTTAATGTTAATATTAATAATAAAATTATAGGTTATGAAGACTATGCAACATATAGCGATATACCTATTAATTACGATTATACAGATGTTGTAACTGTATCAGCAATTCCGTCATTTACTAACTTATTTTATACAACATCTGGATCAACTCTTCCAGTTTACAAGCCTATAACTATAGATCGAGGAAAGGATAATTCCTTTATCGTATACGGTAAGAGATTTGATTATAATAATACATTCTACTTATCTGCAAATACTTCGAATTTTTATAAAGATTATACAGCGGTTAAAACTGCAAAGAGTCCTATAATCAGTGCTTACGATATAACAGATAAGGTATCTGTCTTGAATGATAGTATATTTACACTAAATCTACCTACCAATACGTTATCAGCGGCTGGTAATTTTACTATCGTATCAGCAAATAGTGCAGGTTGGGTAAGTACTAATGCTGGTTATGTGATAACAGTAGAGTAAATATATATTACTAAGCGATGCCAGATACAACACCAAATAGAAACGCTAACTCCGTAACAAACGATGGTAGAGCATCTACATTCGGTAGAAATCTTAAAGCGTTCATTCAGAATAGATTACCATATTCTAATATAGTAGATACAGAAAATAATGATCTGAATCCTAAATATAAGACGTTTGCTTCTGCTGGTATGAGACGTTCTGAAGCTCTTGCTAAGAATTCTGTATCTATCTCTAACGAATATAATAACTTACCTATTGGATCAATGGGTAAGGATACATCGTTCGGTCAAGTAATGTATGCTAACCTTCAAGAAAATAAAGGCGGCAGATTAAGAGACTATAGAATAATGGCAGCATATTCTGATGTAGCAGACGCGCTAGATGAGATATGCGACGAGACTATCAACACTGATGAAAACGGTGCTGAGCTTAATATAAAGTATCGTGACGTAGAACTAAACACAGATAGTAAAATTGCATTAGATAAAGAGTTTAGTAAATTTGGAGAGTATTTCGATCTTAAAAATAAAGGCTGGCAGTACTTTAGACAGTTAATGGTAGAAGGTGAGCTATTCTTCGAGTTAATTATCCATAAAGATTATATAGATGAAGGGGTATTAGGTGTTATAAATTTACCAGGTGAATTAATCGACCCTGTTTATAACAACATTCAGAATATGATGGTAAAAGGCTTTATATACAGAAAGCCTATATTTGATCCAACTAAGCCTGATAAGGTAGAACGCTTTGATTATATACCTCTAGATCAGAATCAGGTTGTTTATGTAAACTCTGGTGTCATGAACGAGACAAAGAATATGGTTCTACCATTTCTTGAAAATGCTAGACGTGCATATAGACAGTTGTCTCTAATTGAGGATGCCATTGTTATCTATCGTTTGGTCCGTGCACCAGAACGACTTGTATTCAATGTTGATGTTGGTAATATGCCTGCACCTAAAGCAGAAGCATATCTTAAAAAATTAATTAACAACTACTGGTCATCGAAAACATTTGATATAGATCAGACAGATGTGGTTAAGAAATTTAACCCTCAGTCAATGTTAGACGCGTTTTGGTTTCCTAAGCGTCAAGGATCAGAAGGTTCATCTGTAAGTCAATTAGCTGGTGGCCAGAATTTAGGCGAACTAGCTGACCTAATGTACTTTATTAAGAAGCTATATCGCTCACTTAAGGTGCCAACTTCAAGACTGGATCCTGAGGATGCTTTCCGTGATGGGTCTGAAATTTTACGTGAAGAATTAAAGTTTGCTAGGTTCATAATTAGACAGCAACAACGTTTTGCTACTGGTATTAAGAGAGGGTTTATTACTCACTTAAAACTAAAAGGTCTGTGGGATAAGTACGAGCTAACAGATAACAACATCGATATTCAATTTAATGTACCTACTAACTTCTATGAGTTAAGAGAAAATCAAAGAATTGAAATGAAAGCTGCGACATATAACTCAGTCGCAAATAATGAATTTGTATCTAAGACATACGCACAAAAGAAGTATCTTGGCTGGAAGGATAAAGATATTTTAGCTAATAGAGAGTTCTTACGTAAAGATGCAGAACTACAATGGGAGCTTCAACAGATAGCAACTGCGGGTCCTGCTTGGAAAGAGCAAGCTATCGCTACTGATATCAGCGGTGGTATGGGTGGTGAAATGGGTGGAGGCATGGAAGCCCCAATGCCAGCAGCAGGTGGTAGTGGTGTTCCTCCTTTCACAGGTGGTCCGGCGACGCCTGAAGGTGCAACTCCAGCGGCACCACCAGAAGGTGCGGCTCCTGAAGGTGGACCTGCGCCTGCTTAATAAATAGTAATATGGCACTAGCATGTGAAGTATTACCTGTATCAGCTTTTCAATCTACCAACTTAAATAATAAGCTTGAAACTTTTAACGATGTTGGTGATCGTATAAAGCGCGCACTTGGTTACCCTCTAATAACTTTAGAGTTACACAGTGATCAATTGTTTCAAAATATTCAAATCGCTATAGAGTATTTCTCGAAGTTTGCAGGATACACAACAGAATACCTAATCTTTAGCTCACAGCTATATGAGAAAAATAAAGGTATAAGACTTGATCATTTATATACACTATCTAAAGGTGGGTATACAGATCAACAAAAGGTAGCAAATGCACCTGTATACCCAGGTCCAGACTTTGTCGCTGCAATACCAGCTTCTGTTTACATAGCAACTTCAGCGCTACCAAGCACATACTTTAGTGCTTCATCATCCCTGTCAAGTATTTTCACTCAAGGTGTACCTGAGTTTGAAATGGTTGATCTTTCCTTATATAGTGCAATGACGGCATATAGCCCTGTATTATCAAGTATATTCAGACAATCAATTAGTAAGAGCTTAACTATACAAGGAGCAGAGGCTCCTGGTGTTATAGAATACTCTAATGTATTTGACTATGATGTAATGGACTATAGAAAAGTAATCGCTATTACTAATTTTGAAGAAGGTTCTAATGAAGGTATTAACTCACTATTTACATTAGAACAAACTTTAGCGCAACAAACTTACTTTAGTTATTCCTTAGGTAACTATGGCTTTGATTTAGTATCGTGGTACGCCATGAAAGAGTGGCTTGATACACGCGATAAGATGTTAGCCATACGTCGTGATATAAAATTTGATGAAAGAACCCAATATCTACAAATGTACCCTCAACCGGGTAGTAGTAGATTCTACGGAGTTTTAGCTTGTTACTTAGAAAGACCTATTAGAGATCTTGTAAAAGAGCAATGGGTATATGAGTATGCATTAGCGTTGTCTAAGATTACAATAGGTCGTGTACGTAGTAAATTTACAGGCGTAACACTATTAGGTAGTGGCACACTTAACTATGACTTACTAGCAGAAGGTCTGCAAGACAAAAAAGACCTTGAAGAGCGTCTATTGACAGGTGCTTCCGCTGGATTTGGAGATGCAGATCCACCAATATTTTTCGTAGGTTGATAATCAATAAGTTATAAAATGAGATATAATATACTACAGATACAAACAGGAGAAAGCAACCTAGCCTATAGGTATACTGATCCTAAAGGGAACTCTAACTTTTATGAAGATGAAGGGTTCTTAGAAGATGACTATTATGATTGGCGGAAAGGTAATAGATTTCAGTGGTATGCAGAATCAATATATGAAGATAATGCGATAGATTATACTATTATTTTCTATGAAGATCATCCTTTTTTTAATTGTGGGTTATTAATATCACGTATGACTATTTTAGATATAGATGATGCATATGAACCTTGTGAAGTAGTAGAGAGTTGGTTTCTAAAAGAAATTAGAAGACTTAGACAATCTAAAAGAAAGCGATCATGAAAGAAGGAAGAAATTCCAAATATAGACAAGGAGTCTTTA